TATTTAAAAAGAAAAGAATCGGAAAAAAAATATTCTAAAAAATATAAAAAGAAAAAACAACAAAATTTAACAACAGAACGAAAAAAAGAAATATTATCAAATGTTGAAATTCATCCTAGTTATAGGACATACGATCTTGGTTGTCGATGTGAAAAATGTCGAGAATTTATGAGAACTAAAAAAGAAAAATATCGTAGGTCAAAAAGAATACAACCAATTAAACCTAGAACACATCCGTCAATATCTGCTTACGATACCTACGGATGCAGATGTGATGAATGTAAAACTCTTAAACGAGAAAAAGGAAAACAATACAGGTTAAAGAAAAAACAACAAAAATTAACCGCAACTAAACTTTAATTATGGAAATTTTAAACATTAACATTAAAAAAACATTGGATGCTGCATTTGATGAAATTGATCACGTTATTGAATCACAGGTAACAAGAACATTGGATAATGTGATTAATGCTGCTAAAAAATTATTTAGAAATTTAGAAAAAATCCATATTCCGGAATCATCAAATGTTCAATTTTCTGATTTTATGATTATGACTTTAATGATACCGTGGATTCTTTATCCGGAAGATCGTAAATTTATGAATCTAGCCATGTACTTTTCAGATCATTTAATGACTATTACTGGTAGTAATATCGCTGAATAATTTATTTTAAACTCAATTATGAATTTCACATTCCATACAACATCTGATAAGTTGTATATTACATTCCTTCAAACGATTAACGGAGTTCTGGGGCTTACGGATATGGAAATTGTAGTCCTAGCTAGTTTTTTGAGTGACCCGGATACCACCAGTCGTGAAATTCGAGCATCTTCTCTCGGAATATCGGTTCCTAATCTCAATAACATCATTAAAAAATTACGGGATAAAAAAATGTTAACGGATACGGAAGAAGGATTACAAGTTTTTAACAAACTCAGGTCTTTCGATCCTTATTCAGAATCTATTACGTTCAATTTCAATTTAATCAATTAATGGCACTAACTCGAATACAAATCATATCTTGTGGGTTTAAACCAGGTAAACAAAAAAAATTAGGATGGGGTAAAAAATTTGATGTCCTCATATTTCCTTTAAATTCCACGGATTATTTGTATTTGGGTAAAAATGAATCATCGGTTTGGGTATGTTTTACAGACCCAGAAACCAAAGAACGGATTAATTATGAAGCCGTTAAAATAGGAGAAACCGGATTAAAAGAATTTAAAGAGTTTATAGAACGTACTTTACTTAACTTTAAAGATAAGCCGTAATTATGGGATTTATCAGATACTCCGGTCGCATATCCAATCAAGTTCCTTTTGAAGAATTGATCGAAAAAACCCAAGGTCAATTTTTAAATGTCCCCAATTCTTTAGTAGAAGAAGTTATTCGATCTCAATTTCGTTTTGTTCATGATACCATTTCCCAAGGTGAATTTCAAACGGTGGTATTATGGAAATTAGGAAAATTCGGAGTTAAAAAATTCCGAAAACAAAAGCTAGACGAGAAAAGAGAACGATATCAAAAATATTTAGCCAAAAAACTTAAAGACGAAGAAGATCCAAATTATGACCCACCTCATCAACAATCGTAGAGAATTTAAATTATTAGTAAATCACGTTGTACCCTCGACCGAAACAAATCTTCTTACCAATAAAGAAGAAGAAATCATGGAAACGGTAGGCTCTGATATTGTTGTTCGTACCATCATCCCTATTTACCTAGATGATGAGATATGTGAAACATTTGCAAATGAAGAAACAAATACCATCAGTAAAAAAATGTGTCAAATCTATTCTCATGAAACAGAATCAGCTTATAAAATAGCCCAGTCTTATGATGAGGTAAAGAAGATTTATGATGATTATTTTGAAGAAATTAAAGCTACTATAAAAATCGCAAATGACGGAACAAACCTCACCTAAGTTATTAGAAGTAAAAATAAATAAAAAATTCAAGAGTCTAAATAAACAAAACCACTATACCCAAGTCGATTATAATTTATTATATGATTTGGTTCATATCCAAGCTCTTAGTAAAGAAGGTTTTGAAAAAGAAGTAAAATATGGAGGAGATACGGTGGTATGTGTGGAATATGTAGATTCTTCAGCTAAAAAGAAAACCATTTGGTTTTACGAAGATCAATTTGTAAAGTTTATTCAGGATCCTCATTCGAATTTAAAATAACGGTTAATGAGTAACAATAACAAAGAACACGAAACCCTGTATGTTAATATAGGTAATCCTACTCAAGATAATTTTTGGGTATTAAATCCTCAATTTTTAGTTTTTGAACCATTTAAATCCTATTACAAAAATGAAAAGGATAAAAATCGGTCTAGTAAAATGATGATAGGGATTGCGATGTGTTATGATCCTAATTCAAAATTATTCAATTTACCACTTGAAGATCGAATTGAAATTTTGAATAAAGATTATTTAGTGGATACACCTAAATTCGACGAGCAATTAGTAGAAATGTATGTTAAACTAACGACTACTCCAGCTCAAAAAAACTTGTCAACCATCGAGGAATTACTCAATAAAAGAACCCGGTTTTTACAAAGTGTGGATTATGATTTAGAAAATGCTGAAAAACTGGATAAATTTATTGCTGGAACCGTGAACATATTCAAAAGTTTAGCTTTGGCTAAAAATGAAGTGGAAAAAGCAAGAGGTATGCGAAATGAAGGAGGAGCTAAAGCCGATACCGAATTATCATTAGCCGACAAAGGTTTAATCTAAAATTTGATTTTTATGAATGACATTTATTTCTAACCAGTCCTTTTTAACCAAAATTCCAACACTTAATCCCCTCACCAGGGAATATATTGAGTTTTGGAGAACGGAGAAAAGACGATGTATTGAGGGGATGTGGGTTGGAAATAAATTTATGCCCGGTGTATTATATTTTTACACCAATTATTTTCAAATCGAATTAAATAAAAGTAAAAATTCCAAACAAAAAATTATTGCATCCCCTCATCTCCGAGATCTCGAATGGATTTGGGGATATATGTTTTTAGTAGCTAGAGGATTTAGTGGTTTTGAAAATGGACCCGAAATTCCCCAAGATAAATTGATGGATTATTTGCAAAATGGTAGTAATTTTCCCCATCAATTAGGTCGTCCTTTATACCATCATGGGGCTATGAATATGATAGAAATAGGTTCGAGGGGAAATGGCAAAGATTTAGAAGAAAATACGTTAGTTTACAAAAAAGAAGGGCCTGTTAAAATAAAAGACATTAATCCGGGAGATTATATTTACGGGGCTGATGGTAAACTCACACGAGTATTGAACAAAGTTAATTACAAGGATCAATTACAATATCAAGTATCTTTTTCAGACGGTAGATCAATAGAATGCGGAGGAGGTCATTTATGGACATTAAGAACAACTAGTCAAAAAACAGTTACTAGATCCATTGACGACATAAAAAATAATTATTTAGGGTATTTAAGACCCCACGGTAAACGTGATCCTAAATATTTCGTTAAGTATTGTGAACCAATTCAATATGAGGAAAAAAAACAAGAATTAGAACCCTATTACTTAGGATTGTGGTTGGGTGACGGCAATGCTCATAATACAGGAATTACAACCACGGATCCTGAAATTATAGAATATGTTTATACAATTGCCGATAAAGAAAATTTACATATTACGTTAAATCAAAACGGGTCAAAAAATTGTCCAACTTACAACATCAATGCTCCTAAAAATAGTCAATTTAATGTTTTAAAAAACAAATTAAAAAAATTAAATTTAATAAAAAACAAACATATCCCATATGATTATTTATACGGTTCTATTGAGCAACGTATGGAATTGTTAAAAGGTTTGATGGATTCCGACGGATATTCCGGTTTAACTCAAGTTGAGTTTACAACTACTATTCCTCAATTAGCTAAAGATTTTTATAATCTAGTAAACTCATTAGGTATTGGATGTAAAGTATACACAAAACAGGTAAAAGGTTATAAATTAGTTTATAGATTTGGATTAAAACCTAAAATTCCAATTTTTAAATTAAAAAGAAAACAACGATATTGGAAAAACGAATGTTTTTATAAAACGTGTAAAATTAGTAAAACAGGTATTGCTAATATTACACCTACTAGTATAAAACCGTCAGTTTGTATTGAAGTGGATAATGAAGATAAATTATTTGTAGCTGGAGATTATATTGTTACTCATAATTCTTTCCGAGCCGCAGGAGGAGGAGATTATAATTTTCTTTTTGATGGTCAAACCGAATATGATCCAGACCAAAGAACTAAATCTGAAACGTTAATATCTGCCATCGATACAAAATATTCTAGTGCTTTATTGCAAAAAATGCAGTTAGGCTTGGATAATTTAAAAGGTGAAATTACCTTCAATGGTCGAGAATACCCATCTCCTTTTAAAAAATTATATTCTGGATCTTGGGATTCCGGAAAAGCCATCAAAGCTTTGTATGATTACAAACAAGGTAATAACTGGGTAAAAAAAGGATCGGGGTCATCCATTCTCCATCGATCTTTTCAAGCTAACCCTTTAGCGGCAAATGGATCTCGTCCTTCGTATGCCGTCATCGATGAGGTAGGTTTTTGTTATAACTTACTAGAAGTCCATGGTCAATTGCGAGAAGCGGTAGCCAATGGATCCGAACAATTTGGAACATTGCATTATACTGGAACCGGAGGAGCCATGGCTACTGGGGCTACGGAAGCTGCTCAAAAAATATTTTATTCTCCCGAAGCATTTAACTGTATTGCTTTTGACGATAAATATGAAAATCGAGGTAAAATAGGATATTTTATTCCAGCTACCTTGGGACTAAATGCCTTTAAAAATGAAGAAGGCATTACCGATGAAGTAGCGGCTTTAAATTATCTCATGAAAGAAAGAGAAAAATTAGCCGAAGGTAAAAACCGGGAACCTCTTTATTCGGAATTACAAAATCGACCGTTAAAACCATCTGAAGCTTTCTTAACCATCACAGGAAACGTATTTCCAGTAGTGGAATTAAAAGAACATCTGGCGAATTTAAAAAGCATACGAGACGATAAATTGTTAGGAGTCGAGGGTAAACTAATTCAATTACCTAATGGTGAAGTTAAGTTCGAACCATATCCTTTACCGTCTAATCGAGCTTTAAAATTTCCAATTTATGAAAAAGACGAAAAAGAAGGATGTGTGACTATATGGGAACAACCTATACCCAATCCTCCATTTGGATTATATACTATCGGACTTGACCCGTATGCCATGGATCAGGCTAGTACATCTAATTCCGTAGGGTCTATGATTGTGTATAAACGATTTATTTCAGCTGATAAAACCAGTAATTGTGTGGTAGCGGAATACACCGGGAGACCCGAATTAGAAAAAGATTTTTTAGAAAATGCTCGAAAATTGGCTTTATTTTACAACGGTCGTATTTTATTTGAAAATGAAAAACCGGGATTAAAAATGTATTTGGAAAATAAAAATTCTTTATATTTATTGTATCCCCAACCCCAGATTATCAAATCTCTCAGCCCTAATTCAAAAGTAGATCGTAAATATGGTATTCATATGAGTACTCAAATTAAAGGGCAATTAGAAATCATGACGCGCGATTGGTTAAAAACGGAATTATCCCCTGGCGTTCTTCAGCTTACTAATATTCCATCCATACCGCTAGTGGAAGAATTGATAGCGTATGATGGAGAAGTCAATACTGACCGGGTTATTGCTTTTTTCTTAGCTCTGTTAATGGCTACCGATATGCATCGTGTGGTTGTTCACGAAGCACAAAAAGAAGCTTTAGTAGATAACTTTTTTAAAAAAAAATTGTTTATTTAATAAATTTAAATATTTAAGTTTAAATTAGTATATTTGTAAATTCTAAGTTAATTTGATGGACAGCATTACAAAAATATGTACTAAGTGCAAAAAAGAAAAAGAACTAATTTCTTTCCCTAAAGATAAACAAAAATCATGTGGTTATAGAAGAGAATGTAAAAATTGTTGTAAACAATACAAAGAAAAAAATAAAGACGTTTTAAAAACAAAACAAAAAATTTATATTTCAAATAACAAAGAAAAAATTAAGCAATTAAAAATAAATTATAGAAATAGAAATAAAGAACAAGTTCGTTTGCAAAAACAAAAATCTTATCAAAAAAATAAACAAAAAATTTTAAAAAGAAAAAATGAATACACTAATCAACGTAAAAAAACAAATCCAATTTTTAAATTGAAATGTAGTATTCGAACTCGAATAGGAAACAGTTTTAAACAAGCAAATAAAAAAAATTTTACAAAAAATTCAAAAACTATAGAAATATTAGGTTGTGATTTTCAATATTTTATTGATTATATAAGTTCTAAATTCACAACAGGAATGAGTTTAGAAAATTATGGAAAATGGCATTTAGATCACATAATACCATTAGCTACTGCTAAAACCGAATTAGATATTATTCGTTTAAATCATCATACTAATTTTCAACCACTTTGGGCTAAAGACAATTTAATGAAACATAGTAAATTAAATTATAAATTAGATCCGATCATATATTCAAAATCAGCATAATGGGATTCGAATCGCAATCAAGTATATATCCTCCTCAAAAACTTTCTCGAAAAGAAAAAGATGAAAAATGGTATATTCAAAATATTAATTATTTTTTAAATTTAAGTACACCTTTATCGTTAGGCACAGGATATGCTACAAATGCAGCTGGAGAAGTTTCAGATTATGCTAATATGGCTGCTAATTACGATTTAGTAAACGGTATTGTAAACGAAAACGATTTTAATTACGTTACCCATCCTTATGGTGAAAATTTAGAATTTCCAGCTAAATTAAGACATCATGATCTTATTTCTCCAAAAATGAAAGTTTTGTTAGGAGAAGAAATAAAAAAACCATTTGAATATAAAGTGGTGGTTACAAATGAAGAAGCGGTATCTGAAATTGAAGAACAACGAAAAGAAATGTTACTTCAAGCCATGGAACAAGAATTAATTGAATCCATGAAAAAATCCGGATTAATTCCCCCCTCTCCCCAACAAGATTCATCTCAAGACCCATCATCTCCAAATACCCAATCTCCAACCCCACCAAGTCCCATTGAAAATTTTACCCAGGAAGAAATTGCTAAATATCAAAATTACAGTTTTAATGATCTTAGGGAAGTAACGGCTAATCGAGTATTAGAATATCTACATAAAGATTTAAATTTAGATTTTCTTTTTAATAAAGGATTTAAACACGGTTTAATTTCAGGATGTGAATTTTATTATATTGGTACAAAAAATGGAGAACCAATTGTTGAATGTATTAACCCTCTTGATTTTTTTTATAATTCTTCATTAGATACAGATGAAGTAGAAAAAGCTCAGTTCGGAGTTTATATTAAATATTGTAAAGTTCACGATATTATTAATCAATATTTTAGTCAATTAACCGAAGAACAACTGAATATATTAGATACGGGAACATATTTTTCAGCGTCTACTTCTAATTTAGGAGAAGGAGGAATAACGGATCGAGGAATTCCAATTACATATGGTCGTCCTCAATTTCGAGATCATAATGGTACGGGATACATTAGAGTAGCTATTTTAGAATGGGTGTCGTTACGAAAAGTAGGATTTTTAAAATATTTTGACGAAAATCTTGAAGAACAAGAAATGGTGGTGGATGAAACATATGTTCCAAATGCAAAATCTGGAGAAGTAGTAGAATGGAAATGGATATCTGAAGTTCACACAGGCACTAAAATCGGAGATGGTATTTATATTGATATGAAGCCTAAAGAACTTCAATTTAGAACCAATGATAATCCATCGGAATGTAAATTGGGATTTTTTGGAGGATTATATAATAATCTAAATTCTCGAAATACATCATTTGTTGATTATTTAAAAACAGGTTCTTATTTATATGATATTATTTGGTATCGATTAGAACTTGAAATTGCTAAAGCTAAAGGTAAGAAAATGGTGGTGGATTTAGCTCAAATTCCAAAATCTCAAGGTATGGATTTGGAAAAATGGATGTATTATTTCGATTCAGTAGGGTTGGCTTTTATTAATAGTTTTGAAGAAGGAACTGGGTCCATGGGTCAAGGTAGAACGTCTAGTTTTAATCAATTTACTTCGGTCGATATGAGTTTATCTCAATCAGTAGGTCAATATATCACAATACTTGATAAAATTGAACGTATGATTGAAGATTTATCCGGAGTGTCTCATCAACGTCAAGGTAGTGTGGCAAATTCTGAAACAGTAGGGGGCGTTCATAGTTCAATTGTTCAATCTAGTTTTGTTACCGAACCTATTTTTTATCGTCATAATGAAATTAAAAAAAATGTATTATCCGGATTAATCGAAGCCGCTAAATATTGTTGGAAAGAAGGAGGTAAAAAAATTAATTACATTATGGATGATATGAGTCGCATGATTATTAATATCTCAGATCAATTTCTTAATGCAGATTATGGATTATTTGTATCCAATCAAGCTAGAGATACCCAAGTATTAGAAGGTTTACGTGCTTTAGCGAATCAAGCTATTGCATCCGGTACAATGAGTTTAAAAGAAGCAACGGTTATTCTTCAATCTAATTCGATTGCTGAAATCAAAAATACAATTGAGCAATCAGAAGCGGCTAAACAAGAAGAACAAGCTACTCAACAACAATATCAATTACAACAAATCGAAGCTAATAAACAAGCTGCTCTGGCTCAAATTCAATTTACTGAATCTCAGAAAAATCAAAGAGAACAAGATAAAAACGCGGCTCTCATTGAAATCGCTCAAATCAATAGTTTCAAAGGAGCTAAAAACGACGATGTCAATCAAGATAGCATTCCGGATCAATTGGAGTTAGCTAAGTTTGAACAAAAGAAACAAGATGATGAAGAAGAAAGACGATTGATGGAGCGAATAACGGATAAAAAAATAGAAGCTGAAAAGTATAAAGCCGACAAAGCGGCTGAGGTAGCTAGGGCGCAAATAGCGTCGGCTACCAAAAATCGTAAGCCTGGACAATCATAATATTCCAAGTGCGCTATAGTATTTCGGCCTTTTTGTTAAATAAATAAAAATATTTTTATTTAACTCATTATATTTGTAAAGTAAAATTTAATATTAATTAAAAAATAATTTATGGCTGGAACAAAAATTACCACGTTGTATGGAGACGGGGAATCAATAGCAGAACAATTTCTACGAGAGAATGACCCGAATTATCAACTGGATACTTTAAACCAAGAAGTACAATCTGGAAAACAAGAAATTCAAAGTTTAAAAGATAAAGTCGAAGATACGAAAGCAATTCAAAACAGCAAAACGATTACTACTTTATCTGAGAAAGACATAGAAGCCTTATTAAGGGGTGATGACGATGATGATGAAAAAGAAAAAGAGGAAATTCCAACGGAAAAAAAAGTAGAAACTTCAACGGAAGAAAAAGAAACAACTACCGAGGAATCCCCGGAAGTTAAAGAAACTGATCCTTCTGAGCCAAATGAAGAAGGAGATATTGATTACCAAGGTTTCGTAAAGTTTTTAGCGGATAAGGGTATTGTGATTGCGAATGATGATGATGAAATTGAAAATAGTGAAGAAGGGGTTCAAAAAGCGATTCAAAATACAATTACAAGAGAAATTGATCGATACAAAAATGAATTACCATCGGTAGTTTCCGAACTAGTTGATTATATTGAAAGAGGAGGAGATCCCGCTAAATTTTTAACAACCCTAGCAGGACCTATTGATTTGAGTACTTTGAATTTAGAAAACAAAGATGATCAAAAATACCTCATTCGAGAATATTTAAAAAGTCAAGAAATGGATCCAGAGGATATTTTGGAAACTATTGAGACCTACGAAGATGCTAACGCGCTTGAAAAACAAGCTAAAATAGCTCAAAAAAAAATGGCTCGAATTGCTGAAGCTCAATACAATCAAATGATTGCTGAGCAACAAGCGGAGCAAAAACGTAAAGAGGATGAGTATAAAAATTACATCTCCAGTTTACAAAAAGTTATTACTGATTCCCCTAAAATAGCCGGATTAGAAGTAAAAGATAAAGAGAGGGAAGAATTTAAAAATTATTTATTAAAAAAAGATAAATCAGGATTAACCGGATATCAACGAGATATTCAAGCCAATCCTCTCCAAACCCAGGTAGAACTAGCGTTTCTAAAATTCAAAAAGTTTGATTACAGTAAAGTAACCAAACAAGCAGAAACAACTTCTACTAAAAAGTTAAAAGAAATTTTAAGTAGACCCTCTAACGCTCCGGTTAAAGGAAGTTCTTCAATAGTAGAAAATAAACCATCGGAGAAAAAAGAAGCCGAAGTAAAAGCTTTTAGAAACTTTATAAAATAAAAATTAAACCTCAAACACATCATTATGAATGGCAGCAGTAAACAATTTACAACTCTATCAAGGTAAAAAATTAGCGGGTATGACCGATTCCAATAATTTGGCATCGGCTTACTTAACTGAACCGGAAACCGTAAATAACGTATTATCGTTTATTTTCGGAGTAAATTACGGTAACCCTTTACAACTTTTAACCGGAGGTATTGGAAAAACTCAATTTATTGATAATCGTCAATATCAATGGAGATTGATGGGGGATTTGGAAGAGCCTGTTCCTGTAATTGGTAATTATGGTGATTTAGGGTCTACTCCAGGACAATATGGTATGACTTTTCGTATTAAATTGGCTAAAAAACATTTCGGAGTTGGAGAAATTTTAGTACCCGACAACAGAGCCTATCCTGTACGGGTTATGGAAGAGCCTTATCAAGAAGGAGCCGGATTCTGTTATACTTTAAAATTAACTACTCTGGATCCATCGGTTTATATGCCGTTAAGCTTATTGGCTAATGGAGCGCAATTTTCCAAAGATTATTCAGCATACGAAGAACTTTCTTCTGAATCCGGATTAACCACTTACGCTACTCCGTTCATGTTAAGAAATCACTTAAC